TTACATCAAAAATAACAATTTTACAAAAAAGTATTGCTATTGCTGACAGTGCTATGATTAATGACTACAAGGAGGAATTAGTTTGCGACTTTCAACTATCCGCAAGGTGGAAGATATCTTGCGAGACTACCCGAAGATTGACAAATATATCGAAGACCGTGAACAAGAATTGCGATACCCGGTGAAACCGGCTGATGACAACGTGGGTGGAGGCAAGGCACAATATAAATATGGTAGCCAGACGTTAGACATATTGATTACAATTGACGATGATCGGTGCATTAATACCTTAAGGCGACAACAAAACGTGATTACTGACTGCTTGGATGATGCTGGCAAGGATACGGAAGTCATTATTAATGAGTTGTATTTTCGTAAACGACCGCAGTATACAATCGATGGTCTTATTGCAAACCACCTAATTAACGTTAGTCGTCGTAATGCGTTTAGATTAAAGAATAGTTTCATTAAGGAATGTGCAAAAGGTTTTGGTCTTTATGATATTGACTAAGTTGGCACTATTTTGGCACTTTCGACCCCTAAAAACGTGATAAATTAGTAGTATGCCAAATGTGATTGACGTGCATGAAGTAATCCTCCAAATTACAGACTGGTAATCGCTGTGGGCTAATTGGTAAGCCACAATTGGATGTAGGTTCGAGGCCTACCGGCGATATAGTTATATAGCATGGTCACTCATGAGGGCTAAACATTTATAACACGTGCTTGTGGCGGAATAGGTAGACGCACAGTTAGATGCGAGAAACGGGTGTTGGTTGACAACCAGTATGTCCACACGTCATGTAGGGTGCAAATCCCTACCAAGCACATTAAGCAAGTAAGTATGCAAGCGATAGTGCGTGAAATCATTTGAATCAACAATAACTCAGCTTACTTGCTTGCTGTTCAGTGCGGAAAACTGGACGGCACCTACATAAGACGCGCAATTAAACTGGCCACCAGATTGCATGCAGGAACATGCGCGCTGTGGTAATATAATCAAGCATGGTTGCAAAAACTATAATCGTTTTTCTGATAATAACCGTGTACAGGAGCCTGACATTTAGTTGGGATCTTTTTAGTAAAGTAAATAGTGTGTATTGCAACTCAAATGATGTTGGATATAGTATGATATAAAATTGTATTGTTGAATAACAGGATCGCCATCTTATGAGGCAACAATACATAGGCCTGGCTGACGTCAGGCTTTTTTAAGTACATACGATTAGGAGGAACCACAATGAATATGGAAGGCAACGAGGCTATTGAGAATGATTGGAAAAAAGTTAATCTAGAACTATTTGGGGTACAATATCCATTCTGTTCAAGCAACGAGGCAACTCATGGTAAAGATGATTAACACAAAATATGACTACGTCACGCCACAAGAAGCGGAGATGGATGCTCACTTAGATAAATGGATGAAGCGTCGTGCTAATAAGCATGGCGCTTTTAGTTTGGATAAGAAACGGAGGAAGCAACATGCCAAGGACAAGAAGATGCCGCTATCCTAACTGCCATGCAATGGTTGCATTCCCTGACCACTATTGTCAGCAACACTATGAGCACGAAGCTGAGTACTTGGCTAGTCGGCAGCGTTGGGCACGTAGCAATGACAAACAATACACACACAAGTACAACACGGTCACGCGTTATCGCAATGAAGACAAGCGTCAGCAATACAGCTTCTATCGTACAAGGCAATGGTCACACCTAAGGCAACAAGTCCTGGAGCGTGACCATTACTTGTGTGCTTACTGTAAAGTGCAAGGCGTTATCACACCAGCAAAAACAGTCGATCACGTCGTGCCGATTGAGTTTGATGAAACACTGAAAGCTGACATTGATAATTTAGCTGTTATCTGTGGGAGTTGCCATCGTGCTAAGACGGACTGGGAACAAAGCTACTATGGTACAGGTCAAGGCAACGAGCTGCAAAGTGTGACACCAATCAATGATTTATCGTCAATCGTTGTGCTAATGAGCAATTGATTTATTGACGCCTGTCGTGTGATTTAAGCGATTTTAAATTTATTAGTATAATTGGTCGCAGCCTAAATTAAAACACACCCCGCCCCCCTTAAACGCCAAAAAAAGAGCACACACATTGCAAATAAAATGTGACGCAAACAATTTTTGAAAATTTTTAGGTAGGGGGGGTCACCAAATAATGAAAGGAGTCAGATAAAATGAAAAAAGCGGATAAAGACGTCAACGACGGGCAATTAACACGTACACCGCCAGCTTATTTAGGCCGGCAAGCTAAGGCCGTTTGGCGTCGATTAGTGCCTTTTTTAGAAGATGGTACCCCGGTTAAACGCATTGATAGCGGGCTTGTAGAGCAATATGCTTCCCAATATGAGATTTATCGCAATGCGTATAAACATATCCAGGAAAACGGTGAAGTCCAAGCAATCTATAAAACGTTACAAGATCAGACCGGTAAAAAAATTGGTCAAGACTTCGTGGGCTACAAGCGTAATCCCATGACACAAATTTACGATTCAGCGGTTAAAAATCTGACTAAACTAGGCGCTGAACTAGGCTTGTCGCCAAAATCGCGTAGTGATTTGTTAAAGCTGAATTTAGATGATCACAAAGACAAACGAAGCGTCGCTGATCGAATGAAAGAGTTCTTAGGATAGGAGGTAATTATGAAAGTTGATCTAACACAAACACACGATGTCTTGGACGTTTACCAATCAATCGATTGGCAATCCATTAAAACGCGTTATAACGATGCTGGTACCAAATACGCTTTCTCAGTTTTAGATGGTGATGTTGTTACCGGTTATTTGATTAAGCTAGCTGCACTACGGCATTTGCGTGACTTACAGCGCCAGGGAAGTGTTGAATTTTCCTTTCATTATTCAACCAAGAAAGTTTCACAGGTTTTGAAGTTTGCAGCAATTTGTCCGAATGTTGATACTGGTGAACCCACAAAACTAATGCCATGGCAAGAGTTTATTATGGCAATGCTGATTGGTTGGCGTAATGATGATGGTGGCAAGCGCTTTTCGCGAGCAATTGTTTCCGTTGCGCGGGGCCAAGGTAAAACTTATCTTATGGCGATTATCACTGCCTATAGCTATTTAATTGAGTCATTGGGACTATCTAACCAAGACTATCTAGTTTCATCCATTAATTACAAACAAACGAGCAAGATCCTGGGCTACATTAAGTCAATGCTTGCTAAGATTGCAACTATTGAGCCATTTAAGTCATTGATTGCTGATAGTGGGTTAGACACTCGGACATTGTCTTCACAAGCGGACCAAGTTGTGATGAGTAGTAATAACAATAAACTGCGAGCAATCAGTCACGAAGCTGGTCAGTACGATAGCTTTCATTTTACAACGGCTATATTTGATGAAATTGGTGAAATTAAGACACGACAAAAGGTTTCTAAGATCGTGTCAGGGCAAGTTAAAGTACCCAATCGGCAATTTATTCAAATTTCAACGGCATATCCTGATCCCACTGTTCCGTTTCACGATGATGAGCGTATGATTCAGCAAGCCATGGAACAAGATTATTTGCGCGATGCTGATACATATTTGGGGCTTATTTGGTCGCAGGACAATCTGGATGAAACTTATAAGCCTGATATGTGGGTTAAAAGTAATCCCTTACTAGATTTACCGAGCCAACGCGAAGTGTTGCTGAACGGCTTGACAGATAAGCGCGATTCTGACGCTTTGTCGGGCACACTCAACGATTTCCAAAACAAAAACCTTAACTTGTGGCTAGAGCAATCGGCCGACAGCTTCTTGAAACTTCCTGACGTTGAGCGGGCTATTATATCATCATTTAGTTTTGATGACCGGCAAGTCTATATTGGCTTTGACTACTCGATGTTTAGTGATAACACGGCGCTAGCGTTTGTATTTCCTTATCGTGATAATAATGACAAACCACGATGGTTTATTTATCAGCATAGCTTTATTCCATGGCAGAAAGCTGGTTCGATTGAAGCTAAAGAAAAGCAAGACGGTATTAATTATCGGAACTTAGCTCAAAAGGGATTTTGCACGATTAGTAGCCATCCTCAAGGACTAATCAATGACGAGCAAGTTTATCAGTGGTTACTTAACTTTGTGGAGCGCCATCGACTGGAAGTGGTTTTCTTTGGCTATGATGCGTGGGGGCTAACACCCACAATTAAGCAATTGGACTTAAATTCCGGTTGGCCATTGCAAGCCATTCGGCAGCGGACTAGTGAATTAAAGGATCCAACTAAGTTTTTGCAGACGATGTTTGTGGAAGGCTCGGTAGATCGCTTAGATGACCGAATTATGGAAAAGGCATTACTAAATGCTGAAATTTATGAAGACAAAATTGGTATTCAAGTCGATAAAGCTAAGGCCACATTGAAGATTGATGTGGTGGATGCGTTAATTGATGCCTTATTCCAAGCTATGTATCACTTTGAAGACTTTTCAGACGTAAACAATCCGGATAAACAGGTCGAACGTATGAACGAAAAACAAGTTCTCGAATGGTTTAATAACCCAGAATCAGGATTGCTAGGAGATGATATTAATGATTTTTAAACAATTTTTTGCAACTATCTGGCATTACTTTGATGTGTTGTGTTTTATTCTAGGCATGATCGCTGGGGTATATGCAGCCTTTTTATTCGGACAGGCACAGGGCGTTTTAGCAATTGCTGTAGCTTTATTTTTAGTTGGCTGGCTTTCGGAAGTCGTAGTAGCCAGCCAAAAAGGAGGTGATTAATAATGCCCTTTTTTGAACCACCAACGGCAATAAAAAATTCAGTTAGTATTCAAAGCGCGCCAGTAGAAGACGATAATATCGTTAATTTTTTGTCACCAACTGGCGATAATGAGTATGTTAGTGCCAAAGACGCTTTAGAAAATTCGGACATTTATTCAGCAGTTAACCAAATATCTGGAGACTTAGCCACGGTACAATTAATGGCTAATATGCCACGAGCACAAGGAATTCTAAACAACCCTAGCACGACAGCTAACGGGCACACGTTTTGGCAGTCTATGTATTCACAATTGTTATTGGGTGGTGAATGCTTTGCATATCGTTGGCGTAATCCTAATGGTTTAGATCTGCGCTGGGAATATTTGCGACCTAGCCAAGTGCAAACCTACTTATTGGATGACGGCAGTGGATTAACCTATACGGTTACTTTTGACGAGCCTAATTTGGGTGTCCTTCAATATGTACCACAGTCTGACATGATTCATATTCGCTGGGCTAGTACCGATGGCGGTATGACTGGTAACAGTCCGTTAAAAGCATTATCGAATGAGTTACAAGTCAAGAGTTCGTCTAACAGTTTAACGTTGGCTGCATTAGCACGTTCAATTAGTGCTCCTGGCGTCCTATCTATTCAGCACGGTGGGCTGCTTAGTGAGAAGATGAAGGCCAGTCGCTCACGTAACTTCATGAAACAGGTGAACAGTTCAAACGGCGGCCCGGTAGTTATTGATCAACTTGAAGATTACAAGCCACTAGAAATGAAAGCCGATGTCACTAAGTTGTTAAGCCAAACAGATTGGACGAGTAAGCAAATTGCTAAAGTCTTCGGCATTCCTGATAGTTATTTGAATGGTCAGGGTGACCAGCAAAGTAATATCGACCAAATCAAAGGTATGTACACTAATGCCCTTAATCGCTATTTACAGGCGATTTTAGCTGAACTGGATAATAAGCTTAATGCTAAGATTACGGCCAATATACGGACTGCTGTAGACCCATTGGGAGACTCGTTTGCAGCTACCCTATCAGGGCTAGCTAAAGATGGCACAATTGCTAATAATCAAGCAACTTGGGTTTTACAACAAACAGGCTATTTCCCAGATGAAATGCCTGCAGCTGAAAAGTCACCAACACAACAAGTTGTGATTCAATCAGGAAAAGGAGGTGATAATGATGACAAAGAAAGTGATGATTAAAGGCGATATTGTTGATGATCAAACAGCCGGTTTTTATCAGTTCTTTGGAATGCCAGCAGTATCACCTTCGGGTGTTGCTGACATTTTAAATGATGACAGTGGCAACACTGATGATGACGACAGTGATGATGAAGCACTTGAAGTTGACATTGCTTCCAATGGTGGCGATGTTTTTGCGGCTAGTGAGATTTACACTATGCTAAAGAATTATGCTGGCAATGTAACAGTTAATATTCAAGGTTTAGCAGCTAGTGCAGCAAGCGTGGTTGCTATGGCTGGCGATCATATCAACATTTCACCAACTGCTCAGATTATGATCCATAAGGCTTGGTCACAACCAGCTGGTAATTCCGACGATCTGGAGCATGAAGCCAGTATTTTAAATGGCATTGATCAATCAATTGCCAGTGCTTATGAAGCTAAAACTGGCATGGAGCAAGCTGACTTGCTACAGCTAATGGCAAATGAAACATGGTTAACCGCCAGTGATGCCGTTGATAAAGGCTTCGCTGACGAAATTATGTTTACTGATGATCAACAATTACAACCGGTTAATGCTATTTCACATATTCCACCTAAGTCAGCAGTCAATAAGCTGCTGAATCTTATTTACAAGGCGGACAAGGATAAAACTAAGCCGTCTAAAGAAGAAAATACTACTAATAGTCAATCTGCTGAATTACGAAACAGCAAATTGGCTATTTTATTTGGTAAAAATTAAAAGGAGGCCAACTAATGGCTAATATCAATACAATGAATGATGCTTGGATTGCCCAAGGGCAAAAGGTATCAGACTTGAACGACAAGTTAAACGCTGCTGTCCTTGATGACAGCTTTGATCAAGAAAAATTTAAAGCAATGAAACGAGATCGCGACAATGCGGTTGCCCGACGTGATGCTTTACATGAACAATTGGAAGAAGAACGCAAGGCTCAAGAAATTGCCAATATAGATGATAAGGATAAGACCCCGCTTGATGATGACGAAGAAGACATCAAAGCTAAGTTCATTAAGGACTTCCAAGGCATGATTAAAGGTGACCCGAAAGTTATGAATTTGGTAACATCTTCTACCGACGAAGCTGGCAATGCAATTGGTTTGACTCTTCCTCAAGATATTCAAACAGCCATTAACACATTGGTTCGCCAGTACGACTCATTACAACAGTATGTTAATCGGGAAGCCGTTACGACACAAACGGGTTCACGTGTGTGGGAAAAATGGACCGACGTTACTCCGCTGGCTGATTTAGATGATGAAACAGCCACGATTGGTGACAACGATGATCCACGTTTGTCCATTATCAAATACACAATCCATCGTTATTCTGGCATTACCACGGCTACTAATTCGTTGCTCAAAGATACTGCTGATAATATTCTAGCTTGGTTATCACAATGGATTGCCAAGAAGGTTGTCGTTACCCGCAACGCTAAGATCATCGAAGCTATGAACAACGCGCCAAAGAAGCCAACCTTAGCTAAGTTTGATGACATCATTGATATGATCAACACGGCTGTTGACCCAGCAATTAAGTCAACATCGTTCTTGTTGACGAACACGTCAGGATACAATGAGTTATGCAAGGTTAAGGACGCTATGGGGAATTACCTATTGCAACCAGATCAAACCCAGCCGGACCGCATGATTGTCCGCGGTAAGCGAGTGGTTATGATTGCTGACAAGTGGTTACCAAATGCTGGGACAGCAGCGGCACCAGTTTACCCATTGTATTATGGTGACTTATCCCAAGCGGTTACTTTATTTGACCGAGAAAATGCGTCATTGTTAACGACTAATATCGGAGCTGGTGCCTTTGAAAAGGATCAAACTAAGATTCGTGTGATTGATCGTTTTGATGTTGAAGCTACTGATACGGAAGCCTTTGTTGCAGGTTCGTTCAGTAAAATTGCTGACCAAACGGCTAACTTTGCGGCGAGTGCTGCTACAACGACTGACGGGAATTAATTAGCCAACTATGTCGCCAATAAATACACAGTACAGTGACAATCTGGGCGGCTAAGTAAGGATGTGATTTAAGTGGCAGCCGATTTAGAAACATTGAAATCATCTTTGCGAATTGATAGCGATGATGATGACGATCTGCTAAAGGGCTATTTGTCTGCAGCTACTAGCTACATTAAACAAGCCATCGGGGACGACAATAGTGTTCTAGGGTTCTATGAAATGGAAGGCGTGGAGGACTTGTTTGAAACGGCTGTTTATGCCTTAGCTGGTTCATATTGGACTTATCGAACATCGATTACAGCCATCGCTGTTAATCCAGTTGATCTGGTCGTGGACTCAATCATTGGTCAACTCAGAGGGTTGTACAGTCAAAAGCAATATGAGGTGGGGACAAATGACGAAAGCAATTAATCCTGCACGAATGAATTTTAGATTGGAGTTTGGAACTCAGACAGCTACTGGAAAAGTTAACCCTAATACGGGTAATCCTATTACTGACTTTGTCCCTCAATTCAGTTTGTACGCCGGCGAATGGTCATTGTCGTTTCAGCAAAGGTTAGCGTTAAATGGCGACACCTCACAACAGAATGCTGTTTACTTTGTGCGCCATAATCTAAAAATAGCTACCGGCATGCAATTACGACGCAATCATCAGGATGTTTACCAGATTGATGATGTGGCCTACGATGATGGTTTACCACCGGATGGTTTTGACCTCATAACTTGTCATAAGGTGGTGATTGGGCGTGGCGAATGAGATTAAACATGCAGACTCATTTGAACATATTTTAGATACTATGGCGGAAGGCTTTGGACGTGAAGAAAAGCTTAAAGCTAATGCGGCTGGAGCGGATCAGTTCATTAAAATTATGAAGCCTAAGATTCCTTTGGGAAAACTACGCAAGGTACATGGTCATGCTGAAAAAGCACATCTACGTGATTCATTAATTGCTGTAGATCATCCTAATGGCTCGGTTAACGTTGGCTTTACAGCCAAAGGTGAAAAAGGGTACATTGCACGTTTTCAAAATGATGGCTGGGACGTCGTTGATCGTAATGGTTCCAAACATGGTCATGTTTCCGGGAAACACTTTTGGGAGACTACTCAGCGTGAAGCAAAAGGCCAAGTTGGCAAGGCAGTTGTTGAACAATTAAAGACTGCTATGGACAAGAAGGTGGGCAAGTGACACCGGTAGCTTTTATTAAAGGCATAATTGTTGCAAATATTAACGAAATACCAGAACTAGCTGTGGAGCATATCCATAGCTTTTTTATTCCAATTAACGATACTTCAACTGACGAGCCTATTGTAATAATAAGCGGGTTACCTGAACGTAGTCAAGATTATGGCAATGGGATTCCATTCCAATCAACGAAGCAAGTTCAGATACAGCTCTATTATCCTAAAGATTACTTGGGCGATATGGATGCCATCGAAGCCGGGTTAAAACAAATGCTATTGACCAATGATATTCGTTGTTATAGCGATGCCGGCCAGACATTAACACCAGATTCAGAAAGTATCACGAACACTTTGAAATTTAATTATATAAAGGAGGCCATTTAAATGGCAACATTAGGTTTAAACATGTTATACACCGGTATTAAAGCCGATGACGGGTCAACGGTTATTGATGCAGATAAGGGGTTGGCGGCCGCTGGGGTATACCCCATTGATACTAGCAAAGCAAACGGTAACTTGGGTACTAAGACTGCTAACATTACCGGGCTATCTGGGACGGTATCTAAGATTACTGGCAACAATGAAGTTGTGGACGTTTCTAATCCTCCTTCGGCACCATCAGTGGCAATCGACGCAAATGAAATTAATTTCATCGTCAAGCAAAAACTATTAGGCCGGGTATCAGATGGTAAAGGTGGTTACATTGATTCTGACACACCCGTTGAAGCTGGCCTTATTATTGAGTCACGTTCACCAGTGACGCGTACTGCTGTTTATTTCTGCTTTGGTCGTGGGATTTTTAACGAAGCTGGCCAGAACATTCAAACAAACACGGATACAGCTGAAACTCGTGACGATGATAATTTGACATTTACCGCCTTGAACTATGATAAATTCAGTGGCCAACCGTACAAGGTATATGCTGAGTCAGATCCTAAATTTGATAAGCAAGCGATGTTTGACGCTGTATTTCCTGGACAAACGTTTTATAAAAACGCGAGTAACGGCACCAGTGGTCAATAAAGTTACAACTGACACAGGCTCACAGACTAGTAAAACTGATAGTGACTCATCTGCGCCAACCAGTAATAAATGATAATTATGGTCGCCTAAAATAAATACACAATACCGCTAGGGGCGGCTTTTAAACATGCTGAGAAGCGCATTCTAAGCGCGGGTTCACAATAAATGATAATAAACAATACACAAAGGGGCATATAAATAATGGCAAAATCAGTTAAATTTGATGGCAAGAAAATTGGGACGGGCACGCAGTATACGTTGATTGATAGTGGTCAAAATGTTGAAAAAATGGCCGAAGCATATAAGAAGTTCATCAAGACTACTGAAGAAACTGAGGACAGCATTACAGGTGTAGTCGAATTAACACCTAAGCTTGCAAAGGTTGTGGCTGAAACGACCTGTGATTTATTGGAACTAAATGCTTCGCAAAAGAAACGTGTCATGTCCATGGAATTTTCGGTTAGCGACGAATACGACTTCTTTAATGACTGTTTAAAACAATTCTTGGGAGTAGAATTACCATCTGTAGGCAACAGCAGCGATCAGGAAGAGGAAGAAGACCCAAAATTGCCAAAGCCAGAATGATTTGGCAACTTGATAATTTTATTCAGGATATCGATTACCTCGCTAATCAATTGATTTCGCAAGGCATATTGCCTAGTGACTTTTATCAAAGCTCATTTAGTGAAATGCAAACAGCATTGAATGCCAAGTCACGTAAAGACCGTGTTCAAGATCCGCTCGAATTAGCACGTCAAATCGGTGCGTTGTAAAGGAGGCAAAGTATGGCAACAGAGAAAATTCAAGGCTACGAATTCGCAATTAACATGGATGATGGTGGCATGACTCGCACGTTGCGAGAAATAAAGAATGAAGCAAAATTACTAAAATCTGGTATGCAAGCTAACTTTGCTGAAATTCGTTCAGGTGAAGGCGTTATGGCGGCCTATGCGGGTAAAGTCAAAGATGCTGGTCGAGCTATTGAAGCACAACGATTAGTAATTGAGCGTCTCAAAAGCGAGCAGAACGGATTAGACCAAACCACTCAAAAAGGCCGAGAAGCTTATGTTAAATATGAAAATCAGATTAACGCTGCTAAGCGCTCAATCGCCAGTTTAGAGGGGCAACAAGAACGAGCACAGAAGTCACTTGATCTGCAAAAAAGTGGTGTCTTACAATTAAAGGACGCCATGGAAGCACAAAATAAAATAAGTGCTAATTATATTGCAAAATTAAAGTCTGAAGGTAAAGAAGACGAAGCACTCGCAAATCAAAAAGATAGCCTTAAAGATAAAATAAAAAGTCTCAAGGCTCTTTATGAATCTGAATCACATCAGCTGATAAAAATGTCAGAAGACTCCAAGGTGACTGCTGAATCATATCAACAACAAAAAATCAGAGTTAGTGAACTTACTGCTGAGTTAGCAAAATCCAAGTCAGAACTGAATAGTCTAAATTCACCAGAGCAAACCCACTTAAAAAATATGGAAAATTTGCGTGGGCAGAGCAAACTAATTGAAGGGTCTATGGCTGCTTTAGTATCGAGATTTAAGGCCGAAGGAAATGAGTTGGAAGCAAATAAGGCTAAATCTAATGGCTTGCGAGAGGCCTATGATAACCTTAATAAACAATTAAAAGCAGAAAACGAAGAGCTCAATAGAATTAAATCGGTCAGTGGCGAAAACTCAAATGCATATAAGCAACAATCTATTCGAGTGAACGAATTAGGCACTAAAATTGCCCAAACTCGGACTAAGATGAAAGAGCTTGATGAGCAATTAAGCAAAAAGCCACAGTCAGGATTAACGTCAGTCATTAACCAGCTAAATAGAGTAAACGAGCACGCAGATAAGGCCAATCATTTATTTGGCACAATTCTGGGTGCTCATTTAGTTGCCAATGGTATTACGAGCGCTTTTCAATCAATTACTTCACATATTCACGAAGCTATTAGCGCTGGTATGGAATATGAAAAAGAGCAGCAAAAGATGACGGCCACCTGGTTGACTTTAACTGGTACGGTTGGTAAATCTAATGCAATGGTTAAAACAATCAACGACTTATCTGTTCAGACTGGTCAAGCTGTAGATGTTGTAAATGAACTAGAGCAAGGTTTTTATCACTTACATTCCAATAAAAAAGAATCAGATGAACTAACCAAATCCATGCTGAACATGTCTGACGCTGTTGGTTTAGATAGCCAACAAATTCAGGCAGTTACCCAAGATATGGTCAACGGCTTATCACGCGGTAAAGCCAATGCTGGTATGCTGAACCAAATTAGTCAATACTTCCCGATGTTCCGTGAACAGTTGGCCAAGTACGAAACCCAAGTCAATCATGGTAAGAAAGTAACAGTTGCTGATTTAAGTGAAATGGCCAAACAAGGAAAAATTTCAGCATCAGATATTGAAAAGACCTTCAATCAACTTGGATCCGGAAAATACGATAAAGCCGCCGACAACATGTTACATACGATGGTTGGTATGGAACGAACGATCAAGGCACGTGTTCCAGCCTTAATCGGTGACATTGAAAAGCCGATTTTAACCGCTCAAAATCCAATCTATGGCGCAGTTTCAAAATGGGTATCTGACAAACGGACTGACAAGGAGTTTAGTAAGGTCGGTGTGGCGGCAGAAAAGGGCATTAGTACGATTACTAAAGCTTTTGCTAAAGCCTTTGATGTCAAGTCAGCACCAAAAGCAATGAATGATGCAATGGATAACTTGGCCAAGGGTGTCACCAAAGCTTCTGACTCTATTGCCAAAAATGCTCCGG